GACAGAGGTCCATTCATTAAAGGTAGAGAATTTGATCTTTCGCTCGGTTCTGCTAGAGCCGTGGGAATGGAACAACGAGGTGTGATGATTCTACGCATTGAAATATTGTCGTAGAGAAAGGAGATCGTTATGAGTAAGGAAGCAAAGGAGTCCTCGATCAAGTCGATTGAGGACCACAACTACTACATCTTCCACCAGGAATTTGAGAACGAGAGTTGCACCAGCGCAATCAAATTCATACTTGAGCGCAATCTAGCAAGGACTCCACCCAAGTTCATGAAGATGATCATCAACTCGCCAGGTGGCCACCTATCTTCTGCCTTCTCTTTGATCGATGTAATGAAGGGTTCAAAGGTCCCCATCTACACCTATGGTCTGGGGCAGATTGCAAGTTGCGGTCTTTTAACCTTCATCGCTGGCAAGAAAGGCTTTCGCTTCATCACTGAAAACACCTCCATCCTCAGCCATCAATACAGCTGGTTTGCGTTTGGCAAAGAACATGAGTTGATGGCTAGTCAGAAAGAGATGGATAACACATCCCGTAGGATCATTGATCACTATATAAAGTGTACGGGGCTATCTGAAAAGGATGTCAAGAAGTACCTCCTCCCACCTGAGGATGTTTGGTTGACTGCGAAAGAAGCTGTGAAGTACGGTATCGCCGATGAAATTATTGAATTTAGTTGAAATGATCAAGGAGAAGATTATGGCACGACCAAAGGGAAGTAAGAACAAGCCTAAGGAACAGGAAGTTGTTGAGTTTGACTATGAGAAGATGGATGATGGTGCATACTCAGCAATGATGACCACACCTCATGTCAACCCTGCTGAAGCAGGTGTTGTTACAATAAATACATCCTCACCGAAAGTAGAAAGCGTTGTTCCAGCAACAGTGCCGGTCTATGACATAACGTTTGGAGGATCTATGCAAAAGAGTGATTTGGAATTGTTCTCCATAGAGGGCAGAGTTAGGCTGGACCAAGTTGGTTCAGAGGAGCCAATCTTCTCTGATCAAAAGAGATTAGTATGGGCTTCAAACTTTGATGAAGCGGTTGGAAAGTTCTCTAATTACTTTAGAGGTTTGTCAAATCACAATCAACGCTACAGCGTAGTTCATGCTGGAGGCACGGAGGCAATTAAATGAGCATTGTAATTTACACCAAGGAAGACTGCGTATACTGCAGTATGGCCAAGAACCTTCTCAACTCTAAGAACATTCCTTATACAGAGAAGGTCTTGAGTCTGGACTTCACCCGTGAGGAGCTTTTGGCTGCACACTCTTTGGCCAAGACGTTTCCCGTAATTGTTGTTGACGGATTCTACATTGGGGGGTACACTAACCTAGTTACCTATATTGAAAGTGATGCGTTTGTGCAAGCACAAGCAGCACAGGTACAGGCAGAGGAAGTACTTCAAGTAGAAAATGAAGGGGTGAAAGCCCCTGTTGTTGAAGTTGATCAACCCAAGACGTCAAATCGCAAGACGTCTAAGTAGGAAAACCTTATATGATGTATCAACGTGACACCCTGCTGAACGACCTCAGACAGAATGTTATTGAGGTCCACTTTACCAAGGTCAATGGTGATAATAGGGTAATGCGCTGCACTCTGCAGAAACATCTTCTTCCCGAGAGCTATCAAACTAGTCTGGAAGAACAAACGCAAGAAAGCAATTTTCATAATGCCAATCCCAAGGTCATTGCGGCTTGGGATGTACAGGCTGGTGGTTGGCGCTCCTTTCGGATTGAAAGCGTCGGCTATGTTCAAGTTATCGATGGATATTGAGGATTAAGATGACAAACACAAACGGACACTGGGGTTACCACCTTATGCTTGACTGCTCTGGATGCAGTCACGCTGCTATTACAAGCTATGATGCGATCTATAGATTTACCAAGAAGCTCGTGGAGGACATCGACATGGTGGCCTATGGTGAGCCTCAGATTGTGAACTTTGGTAGTGGTGATAAGGCTGGCTACACTCTGGTGCAGCTGATTGAAACCAGCAACATCTGCGCTCACTTTGTGAACGAGAACGATACGATGTATCTGGATGTGTTCAGCTGCAAGCCGTATGATGTCGAAGTTGTTGAAAATCTGGTGATTGAATTCTTCGGTCCTACCAAGATCAGAAAGAACTACATCACCCGTCAGGCCTAAAGGCACCCTTTATCATGAGCAAGTATCGCAATGGGTTTACCTGCGGTGCGTTTGACCTACTTCATCCGGGTCATTTACATCTTTTGATGGAAGCAAGTGAGCAATGTGAGCATCTGTGTGTAGGTCTTCACACAGATCCCACAATTGATCGCTCTGAGAAGAACAAGCCGGTGCAGACAGCATTTGAGCGCTATATGCAACTAGCGTCGCTCAAGTATGTAAATTGCATTATTCCGTACGACACGGAGCGTGATCTGATCAACATGATGGCAACACTGAATATCCAGGCTCGCTTTATCGGATCCGATTATGACGGCAAGAAGATCACTGGCGAGGATATCTGCGGTCAGAGGGGTATCGATATTCTTTACATCCCTCGACTTCATGACTTCAGCTCCACCAGTTTGAGGGGGAGGTTGAAGTGATGAAGAAGACAGCTATTGTAACTGGATCCTACGGCTATATTGGATCCGTTCTATGCAAGATGCTCAAGGAAGACGGCTACTACGTCGTTGGTATTGACAATGATCCTAACTCTCAAGAGGCTTGGGTCAAGGGTTCTGCCCGCATTAAGTATTGTGATGACTTTTTGATGGCGGATTTTGCATCCGACCGTGCAATGCATGTGTACAGTGAGTACAAGGATGCTACAATCTTTCATCTGGCTGCAAACAGCCTTCTTGGGCCCAGTGCTACAGATCCCCTTCTTTACTTTGAAAACAATACCGCCAAGACTCTCAAACTGATTGGTGAACTACGACCTTCCAATCGGTTCATCTTTGCCAGCACGGCAGCAACCTACGGCATCTCTGACAAGATCCTAAAGGAGACGAGCCGTCTAGATCCTCCAAACAACTACGGTAAGTCTAAGCTCTGGACCGAGCAGATGCTGGACTCCTACTACGCTCTGGGTCACATCCGTGCTGTATCGTTCCGCTTCTTTTGTGTCATTGGTGCATATGGCGATGTTGGACAGCTACCCGAGACACCCCATATTGTAAACCAGCTCTGTGATCGTGCCATGAAGAACGAACCATTCATTGTCAATGGTGCAGACTACAACACCTTTGATGGTACTACTGTTCGTGATTATCTGCATGTTGTTGATGTTTGCAGAGCTCTAATTCACGCTGATAAGTACCTTGAGAAACAAGGACCATGTCACCACAAGTTCAATCTCGGCACCAATATGGGCTACTCTGTCCGCCAGATGATTGATTGCTTCTCAAAGGCTTGTAGTGAAGTTGAAGCTATAGTAGGGCCCCGCCGAGTTGGTGACCCACCGTTCCTTGTAGCAAATCCAAACAAATTCATGAGGCAGACAAAGTTCAAATATCTGTATGGTGCAGAAGATCTTGATAGAATGATGTTGTCTGCGTGGGAGTATCGTAATGCCAGGTTTTGATTTTAATGAAATGCAAAAGAAGTCTAACGGCGGGACAGAACAGACTTGCCGTATGATTGAAAGCAATCTTCCTGCTGAACTTCTGGAAGACTTTCAGATCATTCCTTCCCGTGTTGGTTCCTTGAAGGAGGACAAGATTCGCGTGTATCATCTACACGATCTGCCCGAGGATCCAGAGATTAATCATCTAAAGAACGCAAATAGCCGCAACCGGTTTCACAAGCTAGTGTTCTGTGGTAATTGGCAATACAATCGCTACTTGTCTGTGTTGGGCATTCCTCCTAACGACAAGTGTGTGACGATTGACACCCCGATTGTTCCAATCGAGTCTGTACAGAAGAGTCGTGACGAGATCCGCCTGATCTACACGTCCACACCTCAGAGAGGACTTGGTCTTCTGGTGCCGGTCTTTGAAGAGCTCTGCAAGAAGTATGATAACATTTACTTGGATGTATTCTCAAGCTTTGCCATCTACGGGTGGGCAGAGGCTGATGAAAGGTTCAAGGAGCTGTTTGACAAGTGCAAGAGCCATCCCAAGAT